TTTCTGACTGTAACAACGTATTCATATTAGTAATTTCGTTTTCTATTTTAATTTCTAAACTTTCTATCTTTTCATTTGTTACATTAACCGTTGTGTTAAAGTCGCTTAATTGTTTTTGAAAGCCACTTAAATCAGGAGCTGTGTAATTTGCTATTTTATCTTCCATAGCAACCCATCGGGCATATCCTTCAAATCCTGCCCATATTGCTCCACCTATTGTACCTAGTAATGGGAATATCAATAATAACTTACCCCCTTTTACTTTAATTCCTTTGTATTCTACTTCATTACTCATACTGGGCTCCTAACATTTTTTCAAAGACCAAGCTATCTCTCACGCCGTAATAATTTCCTAAAGGATCTTGTAATATAGTATTTGCATATATTTCTTTTGATTCATACCACGTTGGTTGCACTTGTGTTGGCACTTGTTGGTATGTTGTAATGTCTGCACCCAGAGCATTAACCAATGCTAATGTTGTTAATTGTGCTACTGCATCATATTGACTATCAAAACTTTGCATAATCTCTTTAGCTTTTTCTTGTTTAGCTTCTTGTTTTTTAGTGGGTTTATTTTCTTCAGCTTTTGTTTGTTTTATTTCTTCTTTAGGCTCTTCAGTTTCTTCTTTGGCCTCTTCTTTTTCTTCTGTTTCTGTTTTTTCTGCTACTTTTTTCTCTTCGACAGGTTCCTCAGTTTTTTCTTCAACTATTTCTTTTGGTTCTTCTTTAGGCTCGTTTACAGGCTCGTCAGACGCTGTTGTTTCTGTAGTAGGTTCTTCTTCCTTAACTTCTTCTACAGGTTCTCCTGGCTCATTTACAGGGGACGAAATTTCTTCAGAAGGGCTCTCAGGCTCAGGTTCAGGCTCAACTACTGCTATTTCAGGTTCGGGCTGTGATTCTACTTCTACTGGTTCAGGTTCCGTGGGCATAGTGTCTGGCATCTCTACTGGTTCAACATTTGTATTAGAAACTGTAGTGTTTGGAACTTCAACAATTTCTGGTAAATCCATAACTTGTTGAATATCTTCTGTAATAGTTTCAACTGTTGCTACAGGTTCGCCAAGATTTAATGTAGGCGTAAATCCTGCATCATCTATTGCTTGTATTTCTATAGGTGCAACAGTAGTAGTTAAATCCACACTAGGCAAATCTACAGTCATAATAGCTATCTCAGGTATTTCTGGTGCTACAGGTTCTGGGTTTACTACGTTTGTAGTAACAACAGGTGTGTTTAAAATATTAGTAGCTGTTGTATCTATTTCTGTTTGTATAATTTGATAGAATATTTCTTCTGTAATTTGTGTAGTAATATAATTATAGTTTACTAACAATTCTACATTATCAAAATAATAATTTTTAGCTCCTCCTACAGATACAAACAATTTATCTAATCCTCCTGCAAAATCATAGTTCCCTGCATAATTGTAAGAAGTATTAGAGTTATGGTTATTGTAAGCAAAATCTGTTTTATCAGTCCATAATAAAACATTTTCGTTGTAACCTTTTAATTCAAAATACATAGAAGAATTAGATTGTGAGTGCCAGCCGTCTAAATTCCAATTTAACGCTCCTCCATCTTCTATATGAAATTGTGATATACTTATATTTTGTTGGAACGTAGTTAAAGAATTTGACGTTCCTTTAGCACACCTGCCACCACCACTAAATTGTGAAGGACAATTTGGCATACTCGCAGATCCGATTCCCCCCCAATCCTGATCCATATCTCCCTCGTACCTAGTGGCTACGACACCTGTATCTCCGTCTAATATATCGCCTGTTGTTTTATTTTCAATAGTTGTTGTTGTAGTTGTAGTGGTAGTAATTTCTAAATCACCTTGCATCTCTGTTTCAGAAGTAGAAGTAGAAGTTGTGCTTTCATCTTGCATTTGAGCATTAGAGGAAAAGCAAAAACAAAAGAACACTAAAAATACCCAAAGCACCCTCATCAGTTATTATCTCCTCATCTTTAACATTTTCTTTTACCCACTTATCATAGTCAGGTCTTTTCTCTGGGTTCTCAGCCCAACCTTTAGCGGCCTCAAACCCAATTTTTCCATAAAACGGACACGGTGTGCCACTCATTTCCATCGCCGAAAACACCCTTTCGTCCTGACATAACATAGCTACAGCACCAACTTTCATGCCCATTGCAAATAATGCTCTCGATAATTTAAGTCTTTCACAATTTAAATCTCTTAAAGCAGCACCACCAGCTAAACCTAATATAGAACTTTGTAATGCAGCACTAGCAGCAAAACTACAGACATCTTGATTGTTAATAACTACACTAGGAGCGGATGCGGTACTTGGCGTACGATCTACGGTCGTAGTTCCACTGACCGTGGATGATGTAGAAGACACCGTGTTTGTCTGTGCATATCCTGTACTACATAACGTAAGTAAAGCTAAAAAAATAGCTACGATTAATACTGCTATTAATTTGTTCATCATTATTCAACCCAAACTCCATATTCCATCAACTTAGCCAAACGTTCGCTTCGTGACTTTACTTGCGTTGCCCAAGCACTTGACCGCATTTGATTGGAGGCTTCTGCCCAGTTTTTTTCTTGTAAAGCTTGAAACATTTTAGGCCACTTGTCAGGGTTAAATCGTGTTAATCCCATATTAAATAGCATATCTAATAAAACTGCCTGGCGTGTACTATCGAGTTCATTATAAATATCCCAGGATTTAGCTTCTTGTTCTACACGATCTATATCAACGTGTAACATGAACCGTGCTTCTTCTTCCGATATTCCTAAACCATCGCCTGCAACGTTTCGACCAACGCCAATGGTCGGGTGTCCCTGGGCCACGTCCCCTTTACTAAGGTCTTTTCCTGTTGCATCATCGTACACTTTTAATTTCATACCTTCATGAAGGATTAACATATTAGCAAGTTTGGTACGATCTATTGGCATTATTGTATTCCTAAGACTTTATTAATTTCAACATCACGTAATGCCGTACGAGCACGGTTTGTTAAACTCATATTGCTATCTGTATCGGTAACATTTTCTTGAATAAATTCACCTGCAGGACTACCCATTACAGTATCCGTAATAGACTGCGTAACTTCTTGAACTTGCGGATTAGCCGCTACATTACTAAATTGTTCTGCTCCAAAGTTATATAAATTTTCACCTGTTTCACTTGTGCCTCTCATGGCTGTGTTACGAATTTCTCTATTTATAAGATCTAAAATTTCAGGAGGAAACATATCTCTAGTAAAATATCCATCGCCTGTGTTTACGCCTAACTGTCTTCCTTTTATAGCTATTCGCGCACTAGCTTGAGAACTTGTCATCCATTTTAAAAACGCAGGATTACGTAATAAACGAGAAAACGTTACCATAACACCCACACTTCCTAAAAGAGCTAAAGGAGAGGCAAAAAATGCAGCCGCTGCACCTAACACAAAAGTAGCTGGAGCTAAACCTGCTTTGCCTTTAAAAGTACGATTAGATACTTTAAGGCTTTGGTCAGCTAATTTTTCTAAATTTTTAATTATACCTTTACCTGTTGCTAAATTTCCATTTCCTAACACAAGCGCAAGACCATTATTTTTATTCATTGCTTGTAATGTTTTACCCATGTTTTGTCCAAAAGATCCAGAAGCTATAGAGTCTACGGTCATAGAACCGTCAGGAAAAGAATTCTTTAAAAGTCTTGTCATAGCTAAATCTTTTAAACCTTCTTTACCATCAAAAAGAATTGCGTCATCGCCTATAGAAGCTCTTACTCCTGCTAATGTTTCTGGTTTATTAAGTATACCCGTTAGCAGTGCATCGCCATCTGTAATGCTTCGAGATCGAATACTATTAAGGACAGCATTTTCTCCTATCTCATCAGCTTGTTTTATAGCGTCTTCTAAATTTTTTACTTTTTCTCTGACGGTAGTAAAACCTATTTGATTTTTATTTAAAGCATTAATTAAAACTTCATCACTTTTGTCATATAAAAAAGCATTGTTCATAATATTATCAAGTTCTTTAGTATTATTTCCAAATAAAGTTTTTTGAATAGGTTTGCCTAATTGATCATATTGTTTGGCAAACTGAGCCATGTCAAATTTTCCGTCTGTTCGTGATTTACTCACAGCTCCTCTTAACCACTCGTTTCCTAAAAGGTTTGCCATATGTTTTCGTGCTGTGTTAGACCCGCGCAACTCTATATCTTTACTGTATTGTTGAACCGTTTTTAAAGTAGACTCTACCATTTTTGCAAAACCTGGTTTACGCATAAATGTTTCGTTTAAAATTTTAGGATCAAAACCTTTTATAAGTTTTATGTTGTTACCTCGTATAATATCATTAAA